CCACATCAATCCCTATTTGATTGATTTGAGTCCCCACAGGATTCAGCGCAAATGGTCCGATGATGCTGCCGCCCGTATCAGCGACGGCAATCAACTCCTGCCCGGTGACTTCAGCAGCAGTCACCACATCGTTGTTGAACAAGGTGTTTTGACCGCCTGGCTCAATCACTTGAGCCTGTACTTCTTCGAACGAAGAAATGGGACTGTCATCAATTGAGAGCTCTTCAAACTGAAAGTGCCCAATACCGATCACATGGAGCTGGTGCAGGTACTCCTCGTTGTCGACGTACTCCGTATAGGGCATCGCTGCCAAATCCGGATAAATCAGATGCTGCCCATACACAACAGGAATCGGCTGGGACAGTCGCCCATAGTTGCCACGCGCCTGCAGTGAGTAGGTTGGACTTGGTGAAGATGAGCTGGCTGTGGCATTGGGCAGGCTCTGATTGGGCAGCGGCACCAAGGCATTCACGATGATGGAACCCGTCACAGCAATTGCCGTTGAGGCCACCGAAGTCGCGACTGCCCCCGAATACCCGAACGAAGCGGCAAGCTCAGCACCATAGGCATTGGCCACGACCAATACGGCAATCATCAAAACCGTCTGCAACGGGTTCTTACCCCCGCCTCCACCACCTTGCGGCAGCGACACCAATGCAATGACATCTCCAGCCTCAATGAGGGTCACGCAGCGTTCAGCCATCAGCACAGGCCTACCGTTCTTGAGCACCAGCGTTGGTTGCTCAAAAACAATCTGCTCTTGTTTCATCCATTGGCTGATGGTTGGATTGCCCTGAACGTGATGGACATCACGCTCATGGGGATCGAATGGGTTTCGGAGCCAAACTACGACACCGTCATTGCTGCTTGGCATGGCTCACCTCGAAATGCATAAAACCCCTCGACACGCCAACCATGACGGTCAAGCGCCCACAAGTCCTGAAACACCACACCCACACCTTGTGCGCAATGCAATACGCCCCCGCCATCGATGTCTAACCAAACACCGACATGCACCGGATATCTGGACTGACGCATCAGAACGGCATCCCCATGCTTTGGCGTTGGCACGCGCTGCCAGCGTTTGCGCTCAGGGTGCTCGTTGAATGTCCTGAGCACCACTCGCAAATCCAGCGCATCCACAGGGATGAGCGGAAGCTCACGTCCGAAGTGATTTCTCTGCACCCATAAAAAAAGGCCCCAGCAGTCAAATGACTCGGGGCCTCGTGCGCCTGCTATCCATGGGCGACCTATGTATCGGTGCGCCCAGTAGCCGTCTGTTGGTTTCATGACTTACCCATCACCGGGCAAGTCCCGGAAACTCTGTCGAGGTGTACAACCGACCTGGAAACGCTTTGTTCCCGATATCGACCATTCGCGCCCTTGCGGTCACTCGCATCACATCCGCCTCCACCTCGGTCAGTACCAGCGTGATGGGAGGGTCCATCTGCGGCCCATCCACATCGTTTGACAAGTACGGGCGATAGGTCACTTCGATGGAAGCCTCTGACTCCGATGCAGCGTCAAGGTGTTTGACGATCTCGCGTGAAACGTTGTCCAAGGTCAGCACGACCTCAGGGACAGGTGCGATGTCCACAGGTGGCAAATCCAAATCGAATCCCATGGCCAGGAACCTGACCGCTTCACTTGAGTTCAACGGTGCTGAGGCTTCGAGGCGAGCAAAGAGGTCTTGCTGATCTCGCACCACCCGGATAGCTGTTGTCACACCCGACTCATTTTTAAAGTCAGGGTGGCGCAGCTCCAAGGTGTGCAGGATCACCACATCAGAAGGTGCGCTCGCATATGCCTCGCGCAACGCCTCTGAAAGCGTGACATCAGGCATGCGTCACCCGAACTGGAAATGGTTTGACAACCCGATCGAGAGGCGCAACGACGCTCATGTCACCGTTACTTTCCACGAAATCGAGACAAATGACTTCGACTGCATCAACCCCGTCACGTCGAATCGATTCCCCCTCGATGCGCGTCAAAATCAAACCTTGGGTCTGGTAATAGATCGCAGCCGCCAAGACAGCCAGGTTGTGGCTGAATGAGTTATCACAGGCAGCACCCCAATAGTCATCCTCTAGGAATAGACATGCCCCTTTGCATAACTGAGCGACTGGGCAGCGAGGACATTCGCTTCTCGTACTGAAGTGATAGGCCGTATTGAGGCTGATTTCTTCAAACTGTTCAACATGGCCAATTTTGTGATTTGTCGAAGCACTCATGTTTTGACAAGTCATCACATTGCCCTTCATATCTACGGCAATCGAATCATCTCTGTCCATTCCACACTTCTGACCAAGAGCGTCTAGAGGTCGTGACTGCGCCTGCGATCTCATGAATTCATCGACTTTGTCACGCATCGTCCCGACTGCCATGCCAGATCCAGTCACCAGCTCCCAAAACACCTGGTGCATAAAGCGCTTGTGATCACTGCCATGGAGAGACAGAGATAAGCCACTCTGGTCGTAAGGAAGCATCACCTCTTCCGTGGCGAGGACGATGGCTTGCGCAGGCAAATCTAACTTTTCAGAAAAGTACAACCGAACTGCCTTGAGCGACTGATTGTTACGGTGAAGCACCGTGTTGAAACTCATTCGATCAATCGACATACGACGGGATACCCACCGTTTAATCTGAGCCAAGTTCTCAGGTTCATTCAATGGATCAGGACCACGGTAACTCTGTGCAGGCCCGTCATGCGACAAACCAATCCCCACGTCCAACTCTTCAACCCAAGCAAGTTTTTCATCATCAAAGAGTGAGCCGTTGGTAACGATCGATAGCTGTGCATTCGGATATTTAGCTTTGACGGCCTTGCCCAAAGGCTTGAGTAGCTTCCAGTAGACAAAAGGCTCTCCGCCCCAAAACTCAATCTTTACGCCCTCTCCTCGTCCATCATCACCGCCCGCGAACCAGCTCTGCAGTTGATTCATAAATGGCGCAACATCTTCGGGGTGACCATCAATGTCATGGGGCTGATGCGCTTGGGAGCAATACTGGCAAGCGTAGTTGCACTTGAGCCCGAGCTGAAGTTTCAAGTGCCGGATATCTTTTGACTTGCCTGCTGGGTTACGCGGATGGTGCAAATGCCAAAACGCACCCCACTGCATATCTGACTGTCGAGGAAATGCTTGAGGCAGCGGCAATGGCTCACCGTTATCTGCCCAAACCAAGCTGGAATCTTCAGGGTCGTAGAGCGCCTGTTTTACAAACCCGTTCTGGCCGTTCAAGGTCAAATTAAATTTCATGGTGCAACTTCCTCAAATGCAATTGGGTAAGCCTCACGACACACTTTGGCCAGATCGGCACCAGCTAATGTCTTAAGGTTAAAAATGTGACGGCCAGATGCTTTGCCATCCGTATTGATCACCAGCACGGTCATCACTAGATTCGTTTCATCAACCTGTGCTACTTCGACTTCGTAGCCATGGCGAACCGTAAGATCGAGACTCATTGGTCGGACTCCATAGATTTATCTTGGGTGCGAGTACGGATTTGTGCAGCAGACCAAGTTCGATCCCCGCCTTGATCGTCACGGTGCGTAAAGCGCACATTTGTGACGATGGCGACCTTGTCGCTTTCGGGATCAAACATCGGGAATGTGGAATGCTCTAAATAGCCCGGGAAAATGAACAACGCCCCTTGTCGGGGCGTTTGTGCAAAGAGCTTGTTTTCATGTCGAAGCATCCAATTGGCCTGCACGGGTCTGGGATCATGGAAACACAATGCGCCAGGTAATCCCACCGCATCGCTGCCTTCACTTGATCCGAGATGCACACGTGGGTAGTAGGTCGCCACCAATTGGTTCCCCACATGACGGTGTGGAATAGCCCACTTGCCCAAACCACGCTGGCGGTTCACGAATGTGTTGTACGTAGTAGCCAGCTCTGATGGATCAAGAGATGGATATGCTTTCTGTATGTAAACAGCAACCCTTTGCTCGATGGCGGTCAACAATCGCAGCAATGCCCGACTAGGTTGCTCCGACATCATGGAAACCGTATCGGCTCGATGTGCCAACTTGGCAGTTGATTGCGTGTGTCGCTCATAAAAGCGTTCCGCCTCCTGCGCCAAAGTCTCACGGACATCGTCAAGCTCAACAAGTTGATCAATCAAGATATGACTAGGCCACAGGCTCATCATTCGACACGTATCAATTGAAGTCATCGCGTCAAATCTCCATCAATAATCATCTGAACGGGATGCTTGCAACCGTAAAACCTGTTTGGACGATAGGTTCGAGTCTGATGATCAAACTCAATCCATGGCCAAACACTGAAGTGCACACTACAACGGCTACCTAGCCATGAACGTCGATTGATGAGGGTGTGGCGGTACTTTGAACAGTTCATCCATAAACACTTGCCTTGGATAAAGCTCAGGTCATCCATATCCTCAATTGACAAAACGATCCCCTGCGACACCGCCAAACAGATATCCAATCTCAATTCTTCAAAAATTGAAGTGTCTCGATGAGGATGAACCAGTGGCGCATTCAGAGGATTAGGAGGGACCAACACAGTGAGTCGCCCAGATCCAACCGTCAACGAAAACTGATCAAGCAAGGCCTCAAATCCGGGCAACCTTGAAACCTCTGAACGATGAACAAACGCCAAGTTATCTGCACCACTAAACCGAGCAGGCTCCGCTTCAAGATACGGATCTATAGGCGCTACTGCCTGACCAGTTCTGGCGAGGGAGAGATTTCTGAATACACCAGGACTGGCATCACTGACTTCAGACTCCCAAACCAATGACTTGAACTCTTTGAAGGCAACGGCGAACTCGTGCGACAAATTCGAGGGAACCAGCACATGAGGCACATCCCTGATCGCAACAATGTTCTCAAGCTCCGGGTCGATCACTTCAGCGATTGCCAGCTCGAAATCCGTTTCTTGCCGCAAATAAGCAGCCACGGTCATGTTGCTTGGAATGCTGTCTGCATGAACCTCCCACATCAAACCACCTCCACTGATGCACTGGTTTTGTGACTGAAATACTTAAAACCAACTTTGACCAAACCGACATCCCCAGAGTTGAGGCCGAGAGCTACCCAATTGAAATTCGCAACGCCATTCACGATTGGCACTTTGGTCTTTGGCAAGAACCCCGCCTCACACTCAAGGTAAAAAACGCCACTTCGCGTTTCAATTGCTGGCATGTCGTTGGTCTCGTACACAGGCTGAATCAGTCGCGCAACGCAAGGGAGCGATTCACCAGCCGAACACAAACTCCCCACCTCCAACTCAATCGAAGGAAGGACTGCGTTGTACAGAGACACCCGAGAGCGAACCTCCACAAATTCAGAAAAACCTTCAGGCGGCATGCTTTGCGGTGAATAGACCAAAACAGCAACCTCTTCAATCGAACTTTCTTCGAATGGCACGAAGAACAATACGACACGAGGATGAAGGGGGCGACCGAGCAAGAAAGGGTTTTTGTGCAAATTTGTCTGTGGAAATACAGAGTGCAAATGCCCTAAGTCTTCCCAGCCAAATCGCGACTCAAGCGCCCAATTGGTATGAATGCCCCAATGCTTACCAAGATCAATGTGCGACTTGATGGCGGCTGGATCAAAAACAAATGGGCGAGATCCATACTCTTTTTCATGTGACTCAGGATTGATGCGCCACGGCGTGACCGTGATTGTTTGCGCCTGCACATCTCGCTCAACGCGGTAACTTACGGGGAACGCGCCAAATGTTTCAACAGGCGAAGGAATGTTGAACAAGCGGCCACCTATGGTGTCTGAATTACTCATGACCGCTCTCCTCAACAATCCGTACTGCAATTGCAATTACAGTTGCAGTTGCAATTCGTACGGCAGTTAAAAGCCGTCGTCCCGCAATTGCAGTTGGAATATCCCCCGCAGTTGCAATTGCAATTGCATGCTCGATACCAACGGCGGTACTCAGCACCGCCAATCTCATCTTGCGCAAGGTAATAGCCGTCGTAGTTCAATACGACAGACGGAACAGCGTAGTTGCCATAACTCGTACCACCTACCCCGTCGTACTGACCACTATTCGCACAGTAGTTAAAACCCAAACCCCAAGTCCACCAGTTCGCATTAGGTGGAACCCAATTGGCATTGCTCGCGCAATTCCCATTCGGCAGATATCCATTGCAGTTACTGGCCCGGTCGTCGTAGTACTGACTTGATCGGCCCATCTCACCGAGGTCTTGTCCGTCCCCCATCTTGTAGCCAGTGTTACGAGCGTCATCGCCCGTCACACTGCTTTTGAAGAGGGCCCCATTGGTCATCGTGATGGACCCGGTCATGGTTCCACCTGCTTTGTCCAACTTACCAGTAATCTCCGTCTGCAAGGCATCATCTAGCCCCGCCTTGGGGATACGTGTAATTGCCATGATTTCTCCTAGTTAGATGTAGCGCACCACGATCCGCGCGCTGGCGGCGGGTGCTGACGTGAATCGCAACGTTGTGCCTGAGTTCACCAAGACGTATGCATCCAGTGAGTCCTGCACCACGTAGTTGACCGTGACGATCAACTTGTGAACGCTAGACGCCGCAGTACTCAGCGTGAAATCTGTTGCAGATCCATTGCCTGTGAATACTTGAGGAGCTACGTTGGATCCACCTGCCGCAGCGGCATAGCCCTGCGCTTGATTCATGTAGCTCTGCGATTGCGTCGCAGAATTAGCAGAAGCTGTTGCCGAGGATGCAGACTGACTCGCACTGGTCGCAGAAGCACTCGCTGATGCAGTTGCCGCCGCAGACTGTTGCGTTGCAGTTGCTGCGTTTGCAGCGATGGATTGCGCGTAATACTTAGCTGAGTACTCCGTCGCGCCAGAAACAGGCCCGGAAGTTTTATTCGCCCACTCCTCAGCCGCCGCTGCACCAGATTGCGCTTCCTTATCGAGATAGCGAACGCTGATGCCAACGCCATTGGCCGGAGCTGACGAAAACCTCAACGTTGTCGTTGCTGGCGTTGTGTAGGAATCAAGCGGAGCTTGAGGAACACCTGCAACCGTCACCATCAATGCGCCGGGATAACCAACTGGTCGACTTAGTGTGAAATCTGTCTTGACCCCGTCTCCCGTAAAAACGTCTGCTGGAATCACAGTGTTGGCCGTCACTGCTGCTGCAGAGCCTGCCGCTTGCGACGCCCAATACTTTGCAGAGTAGCCGGTGCCGTCTACCGTTGCAGACGTTTTCTCAGCCCAATCTGCGGCACGAGTCGCCTGCGCCTGCGCAGCCGTTAAAGCCGTGGACGCATTACCCGCACTGCTCGAAGCAGCGCTGGCAGAGCTTGCAGCCGCAGTCGCACTTGCTTGTGCATCAGTCGCTTTTGCTCCTGCCGTGCTGGCAGAAGTAGAAGCAGCCGTCGCGGATGCAGTGGCGTTGGTTGCACTGCTCGCGGCATTCGTAGCGGATGCGGCTGCAGCAGTTGCACTGGTTTGCGCATCAGCGGCTTTGGTGGAGGCTGTGGTGGCCGAACCCGCCGCCGCACTCGCCGAGCTTGCAGCCCCTGTTGCCGAGGTCGAAGCAGCGGTGGCTTGCGTTGACGCCACCCCCGCAGATGCTGCCGCATTGGTAGCTGATGTCGTTGCATCTGTTGCTTTCGTACCTGCTGTGGTGGCCGATGCTGCAGCTGCGGTCGCACTCGTCGCTGCATCGCTTGCTTTTGTCGAAGCTGTGCTGGCAGCTCCTGATGCGGAGGTCGCAGAAGCGGCAGCGTTTGTTGCGCTAGTCGCAGCATTGGTAGCCGATGTTGCTGCCGTATTCGCACTCGTTTGCGCTTCACCTGCTTTAGTCGAAGCCGTGGTGGCCGAACTTGCTGCAGCACTCGCCGAACTGGTTGCCGACGTCGCAGAGCTCGAAGCACCAGTAGCTTGCGTTGTTGCCACCACAGCAGATGCTGCCGCATTGGTCGCAGAGGTCGCCGCGTCCGTGGCTTTTGAAGCCGCCGTGGTAGCTGAACCCGCCGCTGACGTTGCACTGGTTGCAGCATCACTTGCTTTTTGGGTCGCAGTTGCCGCAGCCGTACTGATTGACTGTGCGTAGTATTTGGCGGAGTAATCACTCCCCGAAACAGGGGCCGTAGTTTTAGTCGCCCAATCCTGCGCCGATGTGGCACTTGAACTGGCCTGACTTGCAGAACTTGCCGATGCCGTCGCACTCGCCGCTGCGTCAGTAGCCTTTGTGCTTGCGGTAGTTGCGGAAGCCGCCGCAGCCGTGGCACTTGCAGCCGAAGCTGTTGCAGAGCTCGCCGCTTCACTCGCTTTGGTTGAAGCAGTGGCAGCAGAGGTCGCTGAATTACTTGCTGATACGCCTGCCGCATCTGCTTTCGAAGATGCGTTCGTTGCGCTGGCTGCCGAAGCAGAGGCACTCGTGGCTGCACCACTGGCAGATGTTGCCGCAGCACTGGCACTACCAGCTGCTGCTTGAGCTTGGTACTTTGCTGAGTACTCGCTACCTTGAACTGGCCCATTCGTCTTGCTGGCCCAATCCATTGAGGACGCAGCACCCGTTTGACTCTCTTTGTCGAGGATGCGGGCCGTGATCTCAACACCATTGACTGGCGCAGAACTGAAACGCACAGTGGTCGAGTTCGCCAAGGCGTAGGACACGAACGGAGTTTGCAAAACTCCAGCCACTGTGATTTGAAGCGCACCAGGATGGCCAACCGGGTAGTCAAGCGTGAAATCCGTCAACGCCCCAGTTCCAGTCCACGTCTTGGTTGGAATAACCGTCGCGCTGGTTGCCTTGTTCGCTTCATCAATGACCCGCGTCAAAGTGGCGCTTGCATCAGCCGCTTTCGTTGAAGCAAGCGTTGCACTTTGAGCGGCGTTGCTCGCCTGATTGGTGGCAACCGTGACTTGTTGCGTTAGCTCAGTTCTTGAAGCTGCCAAGTCGTCTTGAACACCTTTGATCGCCTTGGCCACCGTCTTGACCGGGCCGCCCTCTGTCACGACATCTGTATGGTCATTGCCATGAACGATCGAATGCAGAATCGTTGCATCAGCAGTTGCCTTATCAACCACTGCTTCAATTTGTTGCTGTAGGTTTAAGGCCATGAAAAGCTTTCAATCACCAGTTCTCGGTGGGCAAGTGTTGATTTACAAAAATGTCAAAGTTGTCAGCTGATCGCTGCAAGTCTTCAAGTTCGCTATCGAGCAAGATGCCAAGCGCACCTTGCGTCAAAGTCGGGCGATTTCTAATCTCCAACTCACCCGTCACTTCCCATTGGTTTTTTCGAACCAACTTGGCTTGATAGGCCTTGGTAAATCTGGCTTGGTGTGTCGCCATCCCAATGCCGCCCAACAGTTCAATGTCAAACCACTCCGCCCCCTCCTTCGCTTCGTGTTTGAACCAAGCTTCAAAGATGGCGTAGGTCAGTGGTCTTAAATTCCAGCGAACAGCCACCTTGGCAGGGGTTTGTGTAAATCGACGCCGCGCACGCGCAGCGCCTGACTCCATGTCCGTTCGAATCACGCCCTCA